GGTGCAAACACATTCAATAACCTATCGTTTACAGGAGCAACAGGGGCAGGCGTTAATAATGTCACATTCAGTGCCAACCAAACCATCAACGGCACACTGACTGTACCCGCAGGTACTAACGCCACCATGCGGACATTTGTTCAATCAGACACGATTGGCACAACTCGCACACTGACTTGCGCCGCATTCTCTGCAACAGACACAGACTTCCGTGACATCACCATTGCTGGTGCGGCGGCTCCTGCATCAGGTACTCGATTGGGTGACTGCAAGGGTAACAGTGGAATTACATTTGGTGCAGGTGTAAACAAGTATTGGAACTTGGCGGCTGGAGGTAACTGGTCTGCAACTGGATGGGCTACAACAGGTGGCGGTACGCCTGCCGTTAACAACTTCCCACTTGCACAAGACACAGCCATCTTTCAATCCACAGGTCTGAACTCAGCCGCTACCGTAACAATCAACGCCGCCTACAACATTGGCACGATTGATATGTCTGCCCGTACCAGCAACACGATGACGCTGGCAACGAGTACGAACACCCCAACAATCTACGGCGACTGGATCAATGGAACAGGTACTTCGTTGTCGGGCACAGGCCAAATTCAATTTCAAGGGCGTGGGGCACAATCAATCACCAGCGCGGGGAAGACGTTTACACAGCCCTTCCAGTTTGATAGTCCAAGCGGCACGATTACTCTGCAAGATGCTTTTACAACATCAGCAACCACATCTGGAGCAATCAAACAAAACAATGGAACCATTGACTTAAACGGAAAAACATTAACTGTTTCAAATACAGGCGCTGTAACGGCTTGGCAAACAGGTACGGGAACTAAAAATATAACCTTTAATGGCGGGACAATTGTTCTTGCAGCTTCAGGAACGACTGTTTTTAACAATGCTACACCAACAGGTTTTACAACCACTGCGGGAACTGGCACGGGCACAATCAGCCTGACCAGCGCATCTGCCAAAACATTCGTAGGCGGCGGATCAACATTCAACTGCACCTTGAATCAAGGTGGTGCTGGTGCGTTGACCATTACTGGAAACAACACCTTCAAGGACATCACCAACACGTATGCATCTACGGGTGCGACAACAATCACTTTCACCAACGTAACAACAACTACAGTTTCGGCTTTTTCTGCGGCTGGCCAAGCGACTCGACTGCTTACGTTGAACAATGCCACGGTGGCTGGCACGACAGCGGTGATTGCCTTGAGCGGTGGCGGTACCGTTGCTACCGATTACCTCAACGTCCAAGACATGTCGTTCACTCCGTTTGCAACAAACGGTACAGCCCCTTACAAATGGTACGCAGGGGCAAACTCAACCAACTCTGGTAACAACAGCGGCATTCTGTTTGCGGCGGCTACCGTAACGGCTTATCTGCTGGCATCGGGTACAAGTTGGACAGTACCTGCCGATTGGAACAACTCCAACAATACCATTCACATGATTGGTGGCGGTGGGGGCGGTTCATCAGGATCAGCCAGCGGGAATAATCGTGCAGGCGGTGCTGGTGGTGGTGGCGGCGGCTATACGGCGGTTAATAATTTTTCGACATCCCCCGGCGCATCAATTGCATACCAAATCGGAAGCGGGGGTATAACTGGTAATGACGGTGGAAACACTACTTGGAATTCTGGGGCTTATACCGCTGGTGGTGGTAAAAAAGGCACCCAATCTACCGCACCTTTATCTACTGGCGGTGCAGGCGGTACTGGTACTTATGCTGGCGGTGATGGGGGTGCTGGTGCGTATGGCACAGCGGCAAGCACTGGTTATGGCGGTGGCGGTGGCGGTGGTGCTGGTGGCCCCAATGGTAAAGGCGGTAACGGTGGTCTAGGTGTTTCCACTACAAGTAATGCCACCCTTGCTGGCGGCGGCGGCGGCGGTAATGGCGGCGGTTCAAACGGAGGAAACGCATCATCAGGTGCTGGCGGCAACGGCGGCAATAATTTTAATGGCACTGGTGGTGGTGTAGGTACAGTTGGAAGTTTTGGCGGCGGTGGCGCTGGAGCGGTCAACGGCTCAACAGGATTAAGAGGTGGTTTGGGTATAGATATTTCAAATACGGTAGGCGGCGGCGGCGGCGCTGGGGGTTCTGGATACTCTACAGGCGGTTCTTCGTTTTCTATTTCTGCTTATGGTAGCGGCGGCGGCGCAAGCGGCGTGAATATCACTGGCGGTTTTGGTACTGGTGGTAATGGCGCTCAAGGCATGATCTTTATCATCTACACACCCGGCGCTGGCGGGGGCTTCTCCGTAGGCACAGCAAACTTCTTCGCATTCTTCTGATGGAGGTGTCTTGGCTACCACCTATGTGTGGCAGTTCGATTCCCTTGATGTTTACCCAACCTACGGATACCTGGCGGACGCCGTCTATGCGGTGCATTGGCGGATGCTGGCTGACGACGGAGCTGGCCATGCGGCCCAGGCGTACGGAGTCCAGCAATGTGGTCCTATCGACCCAGCGGAATTCATCCCGTACCCAGACCTGACGTTCTATGAAGTTCGCGGCTGGGTGGAGGCGGGGATGGGTCCAGACCTGGTCAGCCTGAAGCTCTACCTGGATTCGTTGATCTCGATCCAGGTCAATCCGCCCACCATGGAGCTCTCTCCGCCATGGGCCTAACCCCAACGAAAATAGCCCCTGTACCACTATTCCAAGGGGCTCAAATGATTCAACGCCTGATCGCTCTCCTATTCCTGAGCCGGGAGATCGCGCACCGGGAGCACCTTCGCACCCGCAGCTACGCCCAGCACATGGCGCTTGGCGACTTCTACGAGGCCGTCATCGAGAAGGCTGACGCCATTGCCGAGGCTTACCAGGGTCGCCGTGGCTTGATCGAGGACATCCCATACCTTCAGGCCCCAGGCGCCGACATCATTGGCGCCCTCGAGCAGCAGCTCTCCGCGATCGAGAAGATCCGATATACCGCCGTCCCCAAGGAAGACACCGCCATTCAGAACCTGATTGACGAGGCCGTCGGCCTTCATCTGACCACGCTCTACAAGCTCCGCATCCTGAAATAAGCGGCTGCTTGCTCCCGTCCAGGCCCCGGCTTTCCGGGGCTTTCTTTTTGCAATCCCCACCGAAAATAGGGGCCAGGTTCCTGCGCCGTGGTACGGCGTTTTGTTGCACACGGAGTAGACCTGGATGAGTACAAGCCAACACACAGCAGAAGGCGGATCAGCAATCGCAGCCAAGCTTGCTCCGCCAGCCGGCGTCTCTATTGCCACCGTCATGGGGATGCCAGTCTCAGACGTTCTGATGTGGGCCACGCTGTTTTATACGGTGCTGATGATTGGCCACAAGCTCTACCAGATTTACAAAGACGTTCGCGGGTCCTCGAGCCAATCATGAGCCGAGTCAACCTGGCTGCACTGGCCCTGAGTGCGGCAGCTCTGGTTGGAATCGTGACGTATGAGGGCTACACGGACTCAGCCGTGATCCCGGTTCCAGGAGATGTCCCGACGATCGGTTTCGGAACCACTGACGGCGTGAAGATGGGGGATCGCACAACCCCCGTAGCGGCCCTGGGAAGAGCGCTCAAGGACATCCAGACATACGAGGGGGCAGTTAAGCGTTGTGTGCGTGTGCCGCTGTACCAGCACGAATACGACGCCTACATCAGTCTCTCCTACAACATCGGGCCAACGGCGTTCTGCAACTCAACGCTGGTAAGGAAGTTAAACAATTTGGATTACGAGGGCGCATGCAAAGAAGTTCTCAGGTGGGACAAGTTTCAGGGTAAACCCTTACGAGGGCTGACAATCCGCCGACAGTCGGAATACCGACAGTGCATTGGAGAGCAGTGATGTGGAAGATCTTTGACTTTGTTCCTGGCGTCCTGTGGGCGGCGTTGCTGGCTATTGCGGTTGCTGCGGCCACGGTGAACCAGGTCAGGATCAGCGGGTACAAGGGCCAGATTGCTGAGATCAAGGCCCAGGCTGCGGAAGCCGCCAAGCAAGCAGAGGCAAGCGCTCGAGCCAAAGAGCGTCAAATGCAAACTGAGGTAGAAAGGATTACTGAAGATGCTTACAAGAAACAGCAAGAGCTCGCTGCTCGCGTTGCTGCTACCAGTGCTTCTGTTATCAGCCTGCGCGACACCATCGCCCGTCTCAACGCCCGTCCAGCCCCCTCAGGCCCCGGCGCTGCCGCCTTCGCTGGCGAAGCCCGTACCGCAAGAGAGCTTCTTGGATCGTGCTCAGCGGAATATAGAAGCCTGGCGCAAGACGCTGACGGACTCCGAGACCAAGTGATCGGGCTTCAGCAGTACATCACATCCATCAGTCGCTGACCACCAAGGAGAATCTGTAAATGAAGGCATCTGACATCAAGCGCGAGGGCGGCAAGCTCCAGTACCGTGGTCACGAATTCCCTGGCTTCAACAAGCCCGTCAACGCACCCGCCGGCGCCAAGGAAAAGAAGATGGTCCTGGCCAAGAAGGGCGACGAAGTGAAGATGGTGAAGTTCGGACTGCGTGGCATGCAGGACTACACCCAGCACCACAACGAAGCCCGCCGCGAGAACTACCTGGCTCGCTCCGCTGGCATCAAAGACAAGAACGGGAACCCGACCAAGAACGACCCGTTCAGCGCCAACTATTGGGCGCGGAAAGTGTTGTGGTGATCACATGGCAGCAATCGTCGTCAAGCAATTTGGAGGGCTGAAGCCGATCGTCAGCGCACGTCTGCTGGCGACGTCTGAGGCGCAGGTGGCCAGCAACGTCAAGCTGGTCTCTGGGTCTTTGCTGCCCTTGAAAGGCACGACGACGCTCCAGGCTCTCCAGAGCTCGAGCCCCGCCACGATCTATCGCTACGGCACCAGCTCTACCGAGACCAACTACTGGCTCGAGTTCAGCCAGGACACGGACATCATCCGCTCCCCTATCGCGCAGGATCAATATGATCGCCTGTACTGGACCAACGGCAACGACGTTCCCAGGTACGCGCCCAATAGCCTCATCCTGCAATCCGGTACGGGTGCTTATCCACGCGCCAGCTATCAGCTCGGGATCCCGGCGCCGACCGCCCCCACACTGTCTGGCACCACGGCTCCAGCCGACAAAGACGTTCCTGAGACCAGGGCATACCTGGTCACGTACGTTTCTGCGTACGGCGAGGAAGGTCCTCCGTCGCCCGCATCCAACCTGGTGACAGTCAAGCCTGGAACGAACGTCACCGTCGGCTTGCCTGGCGCGCCGTCGGGTTCGTACAACATCACGCTCATGCGCATCTACCGCTCCTCCGCGGTGGGCAACACGGCGCAATGGCAGTTCGTTGCCGAAGTGCCGGTGGCCACCAGCTCGTACGACGACCTCAAAGCTCAATCAGACTTGGGCGAAGTGCTTCCGTCCACCAACTGGTACGCCCCGCCCGCCGGCCTCAAGGGTCTGCGTGTCATGGCCAACGGCGCAGCAGTCGGCTTCGTAGGGAAAACCCTATATTTCTCCGAGCCCAACCTGCCGCATGCCTGGCCGCACCAGTACCCGATCGACTACGACATCGTCGGCATCGCCACCTACGGTCAGTACGTGGCTGTCCTGACCACGTCTTATCCGTACTTATTCCAGGGGGTTGACCCTGCCGCCATGAGCTCGAGCAAGCTCACGCTGCCGCAAGCATGCGTGTCCAAGCGCTCGATCATCGAGACCGGTAACGGCGTGATCTATGCCTCGCCTGACGGCCTGGTGGAGATCGGAACCCAGAACGATGTGATCACCAAGGGCTTGTTCAACCGCGAGCAGTGGCAAGCCTATCAGCCGTCCTCGATCCAGTCGTACGTCTACAACGGTCGGATTCACTGCTTCTACAACAACGGAACCAAAGGTGTCCTGGTGTTCGACTTCACCGGTCAGGGCGCCACGTTCACGACCAGCGACATAAACAGTGTCACAGCCGTTACCGCAGGGTTCTACGACGCCACGACCGACAAGCTGTACCTGGCGCAGGGCTCGAACATTGTCCGCTTCGACAGCGGCTATTCGCTGCCATACACCTGGAAGAGCAAACAGTTCCGTCTGGACTATCCGACCAACTTCGGATTCGCCCAAGTCAACGCCTACCAATATCCGGTGACGCTGAAGGTCTACGCCGATGGCGTGATGAAGTCCGCCAAGGTGGTCTACGACAACAACCAGTTCCGCCTTCCGTCCGGGTTCCGGGCGTACGAGTGGGCGTTCCAGGTAGAGGGTACCGGCGAGGTCATCGAGGTCACGATCGCGCAAAGCACAGATGAAATGAAATCCGCATGATCCGCGAAACAAAAGTTGCATCCATCCCAGACGTACGTGATGACAACGTAGGGGAAGTGCTTCGCGCCATCAAGAACGTGCTTCAGGTACGCGAGGGGCAACTTGGTGATCCGTTAGACCAGAACGTCACGATCCGAGATCTCACCGATCTCAAGATAGTTGCATTGGGCGGATCAACTACCCTGACCGGCGGCGCCACGGTTCCGGTGATCAACCCGACTGGCAACCCGGATGGGTACAACCCGACAACGGATCTGACCACGCCCCCAGCCCCCACAGGGTTGACGGCGAGCTCCGGCTTCTCAAACGTCTACCTGTCTTGGTCTGGAGCTCCGTATCGCAATCACGCGTACACGGAGATCTGGCGTGGCACGACCAACGTCCTTGGCGATGCGGTTCGTGTAGGCACGACCAACGCCAACGTCTATGCGGACGCAGCAGAGGAGGGCAAGACCTACTACTACTGGATCCGGTTCGTTTCCCAGGCTGATGTCGTTGGCCCGTACAACGCCACGGCTGGCACTCCTGCGACGACTGCGACCAGCCCGACCGCGCTGCTGAACGTCCTGTCGAACCAGATCACCTCGAGCCAGCTGGCAAACAGTCTGGCCAGCCGCATCAACCTGATTGACGCGCCAGCCTCAACGACCAACAGCGTTGCATGGCAGGTGGCGCAAGAAGCGGCAGCAAGAACCACGGCCATCCAGAACGAGTCTTCGGCCAGGGCGGCGGCAATCCTGAGCGAGGCTTCGGCTCGGTCCACAGCGGACTCGGCGCTCCAGACCCAGATCAACACGATCGTTGCGGCAGGCTCCAGCGATACCGCAACCATCCTCGCGGCTCTGCAAGATGAGCAGACCGCCCGTATCTCGGCAGACAGCGCAGAGGCAACGGCTCGCCAGACTCTGGCCACCCAGATGCGAGGCTCGTACACCGGGACCGACATCACCCAGGTCACTACTGGTCTGCTGTATAGCGAGTCTACCGCCAGGTCTACGGCAGACAGCGCTCTCTCGAGCTCGATCACGGCTCTGTCCTCGACCGTCACCAACAACTACAACACCCTGAATTCGGCCATCACCACTGAGGCAACGACCAGGGCCAGCGGTGACGCAGCAAACGCCACCAGTATTACGAACCTTACGGCAACGGTTAACACCAAAGCTCGCACGTTCTATCAGTCCACCACCCCCACCGCCACGGCTGTCGGTGATCTGTGGATGGACACCGGCAACGGCAACACCATCAAGCGCTGGGACGGGAGCGCCTGGGTTGCAGTAGATGACGCCAGGATTTCCGCCAACGCCGCAGCCATCACGGCAGAGCAGACCGCCCGAGCAACCGCAGACACGGCGCTTAGCCAGTCGATCTCGACGCTCTCGACTACGGTAACGAACAACTACAACACGCTCAACAGCGCCATCACCTCGGAGCAAACCGCTCGGTCTACTGCTGATACGGCGCTTGCTAACAGCATCTATCAGCTGCAATCCACGGCATCCGGCTTGGATACTGGAATCTCCTGGAACTACGATTCGACCTCTGAATCGTTCTCCGTGGTTGGCGCTACGCTAAGCTGGAGCAACGGCTCAATTCAGGTCAATTCGTCTGGCATTGACCCGCAGCTCTACACGCCGGCCCTGACGCTGGATGGATCCAAGAACTACCTGATCCGCATGCGTGTCATGCGCCTGGCTGGATCTGGCTGGGATGGAAAGATCTATTACACGACCGGTTCCCACGGTCTGAGCGAGTCGTACAAGAAGACAATCGCTGACGGCACTGCGCTCAACGAGTGGCGGATCCTGGAATGGGACATGTCGAGCCTGACTGCCGGCGGTACAGACTGGATCGGCAGCACCATCACGCAGTTCCGTGTTGACCTTGGCAGCAGTTCAGGCGACCAGTTCCTGATCGACTGGATCTCGGTTGGCCGTGTCGCTCCTCAGTCTTACTCGGCGCAGATCACCCAGGAGGCTTCGACTCGCGCCAGCGCAGACTCAGCCCTGTCTACACAGATCACAACCCTGTCGAGCACCGTCACCGGCAACTACAACACGCTGAACGCCGCCATCCAGTCGGAGGCAACGACCAGAGCAACCCAGGATAGCGCCCTGTCCAGCAGCATCACCACGCTCCAGGCCAGCGTCAACAACAACACGGTCGCTATCCAGAACGAGCAGACCGCCAGGGCAAATGCTGACGGCAGTCTGTTCGCTCAGTACACGGTCAAGATCGACAACAACGGGTACGTATCAGGCTTTGGCTTGGCATCGACCAATGTTAATGGCACTCCGACCAGCCTGTTTGCGGTGCGAGCCGACAGGTTCGCCATCATCAACCCGAACAACAACCGGTCTACCGTCACCTCGTTCTCGGTCGGGTTCTCAACAGGATCGTTTAATACGTCCGGTAGCCACGGCTTCTCGGTCGGAGACACGATCCAGTTTACTGGAGCTTCTGCGGCGAGCTCGGGCGTCACAGGTACAGCGCCAATCACCGCCGTTACCTCCAACACTTTTACGGCCAGCCTGACGTACGCGCAGTACATCGGCCTGAGTGGTATCAACCAGTCAGGCATGGACCTGACCGTCTCGATCTGCTCTACGCCGTTCATCGTGAGCGGCGGCAGCGTCTACATGAACACAGCGTTCATCCAGAACGCAACGATCACCGACGCCAAGATCGCCACCGTCACCGCCGACAAGATCACTACCGGCACCCTGACTGCTGCCATTAGCGTCAACACAGGCGTCCTGTACGGTGGCGTCAATCCGACAGGCTATGCCACCGGCACCTCGTACTTTGGTACCGGATTTCTTCTGGGCTCATACCAGGGGGCGTATCAGTTCTTTGTTGGCTCTCCCGACAAAAACGTGAACTGGAACGGCACGGACCTTACGGTCAAGGGCACGATAGAAGCATACGGCGGATCCATCGGAGGCAACATAATCGACGCCAACGGTATTCGTTCATCGAACTACGTGGCCGGCACGACCGGATTTCAGATTAACAAGAACGGCGACGTGGATCTGAACAGCGGCAATTTCCGTGGAACGCTGAGCGTCAAGAGCGGCACATCCGGTGAGCGCATGGAGATCACGAACTCGGTGATCAAGATCTTCGATGCCAGCGGGGTTGTCCGCGTGAAGCTTGGAGATCTCAACGCATGACGTTCGGACTCCAGGTACGAAAGGCCAACAACGCTGTTTCCTATTCCAGCGATAGCGTGACCTGGAACCAGGTCGGGTTCTTCTTGGTATCTGGCGGCGGGTCGGCCTCTTTCGCGTTCCCTGTCCTGGCCGGCAGAGAGGTATTGACCGCCCAGGTCATGATCGACGCCCCTCCGCTTACCCGCAAGGCAATCGCTCACACCATCACGGTTAGCGGGACAACCGTATCCGTCAGCGGCGGATCCGAGAACACATACATTCTGGTGATGATGCGATGACCACTGGATTCCTGGCCCTCAACAAAGACAACAAGGTGCTCGTATCCAGCGAGACCAGGAACCTGCATTTCCTTGGCAAGGCAACGTACAACTCAACGATCAAGACGTTTGACGGGTATGGCGGTCTGCGTCAGTACACGTTCAGGATCGACTGCAACGTCACGCCGGTCCCGTTCATTACGATGCCGACGTCAGACTCCTACGGAGTATCGGCTGTTCGACAGATCACGGCTGGAACATGGGAGATCGAGGTCATCCGCTCTGGCGCAGGAACCACGGTCCCGCAGGTGTACGTGTTCTGTGATCCGAGAGGATTCTCGGCCACGCGAGATTCCAGGTACGGAATGCTGGTCCTCGCCGGTGATGGAACGCCAGCGTTTGATAGCAGGCTCAGTCCACTGCTTGTGACCAACGGTTTTTCTGTCACCCAGACCTCCAATCCTCTAACTGTTGCGCCGAGTGGACTTGACGCTCAGTACTGCAACAGTGATCCAGGCGGTCAGATGGGGCCAAACAACGACGGCACCGCGGTCTCGTACACACAGACGGAAACGAAGCCGATCTTCTTCTACCCAACGTTATCTCAGTCAGAGCGTGAGTTCGCTTTCTACGCCAGCCAAGAGGTTTGTGACGGGATCGACGCGTACGGAAACTGCGTTGGCGCGAAGCGCAATTACTCATGGACGTCCAGGTATTGGGCGTTCTATCGCGGCGGAATCAGGAGGGGCTCAGGCTCCATCATCCCGTCGTGGATCACATGCGACTACGGCTGCAATTGGGATTACAAAAAGGACTCGAGCTTCATTGGTATCGGCACCGGTGGAGCGTCTGGCTCTTCTGGAACGTGGCCGTATAGCAACGAAACCCTGAACATTGTGCCGATCTCCGTCATTGTTTCTGATGGAGCGCTCTATGATTAAGCAGTTCAAGATTCTTGAATCCAGAACAGAGGCGGATGGCACCAACGGCGTCATCTACGAAGTGTGGCGTGTTACGTCTACCGGCCCAGGCACGACGGAAACGAAGTCGCTCACAGGGTACATGCAGATCCCGGATGGCATATCCCCAGACGAGTATCTGTTTCAGGAGCTGTCAAAGGTTGGGTGGTTCTGATGAGTGAAATTTACTATTCGGGAGACACTTCCCGCACGATGTACGACGTTGAGATGGAGCAGGCGTACGAGTCCATCAACAAGGTCAAAGCAGTGTTTCCGTGGGTGCGCCGCGAGGACTACTTCTCGATCTCAAGCCCTGCGTACCACGAAATCCTGAAAGAGGAGGTGGTGACGTGCTGCTTCCCGATCGCTGCCACGCAGCAGATGGTCGGGCCTGAGTACGCGCTGGGCAACCGCAAGTTCTGCCTCCAGTCAGGAACATCGTTCTTGCGACTGTATCGACTGTACGACCAACCTCTGCCGAGCTGGATGCCGGCATCCGCCAGAGTGATGTTCATTGGCGACAACCATGCAGAGTTTGGACGCCCCTATCCCCAGGCTGCGGACACTTTCCACGACCTGTACTTCCGAGCTGACGCCGAAGAGACGGAGCGAGCCTTCAATCTTCCGGCCAGGCGCGGGGAGTACGAGACCTTCTACGGCGTGACCGTGGCTGATGGCCAGCCTGTCAGGGTAAAGCAGTACGTCTACGACGCCCAAGGCGGGTTCTCGGATTGGGATGTCGTTCACATGATGCACTGCAAACGCCTGGGCAGACAGGATCTTCTGAATGGCTAACCCCACCTAAAATCGGGCCATGCTGAAGGTAAGACGCGCCATCGAAGAAGACCGCCTGCCGGTCTTCAAGATGTGCGTGTTGATGCACCGAGAGACGGATTTCCGCCACTTCGAGCTAAGCCCAGAAAAACTTCTGGATGGCGTGGGCAACTGGATCCACGGCCATGCCCTGTTTGTTGTGGAAGATGGCGACAACGTGGTCGGAATGCTGGCCGCAAATGTCCGGGAAACCTGGTTCGGTCCAGAGTCCTTCGCGTCTGAAGAGCTCTTCTACGTCATACCAGAGTACCGGGGTACTCGGGCGGCATTTCTCCTGATGAAGGCTTACATGTCCTGGGCCGAAGAACAGGGCTTGAAACACATCAGGGCCGGTGTCGCAACCGGCGGCGCTCCTGGAGCTGAGAGGCTTTATGAGCACTTTGGTATGCAACGTATGGGTGGGAACTACGTGGCCCATCTGACAAGGAGTTAATTATGTGTTGTGGCGGCGGAGCACCGGCTCCAGATCCGGCGATTGGCGAAGCGGCAAGGGCAAACGCCAAGGTTGCTGCTGACGCTCTTGATTTCTACAAGGGCATTTACGCTTCTGACATCGCTCCACGCGAGGCTGCTGACCAGGCTCTTCGCACCAGGCTGACCGACGCGACAATCTCCAACATGGAGAAACAGTCGGCTATGGCCGATGAGCAGTACGGGTTCTGGAAGGATACGTACAAGCCGCTGGAAGAGCAGTCGGTCAAGGACGCGCAAAACTACGACTCGCAGGAGAACATCCAGCGCCGCTCTGGTATCGCAGCCGCCAACGTCAACCAGCAGTTCTCCAACGCGGCTGGCCAGAACGCCCGTCTCCTGTCGCGCTACGGCTTGAACCCCAACAGTTCTGCCTTCGCCAATGCCAACGCCCAGCTCACCAATCAGCAGGCTCTGGCTTCGGCTGGAGCTCAGACCGGTGCCGCCTTCGACACGATGGACAAGGCGATTGCATTGCGTGCTGGCGCTACCCAGACCGGTCGTGGCCTGAACAACACGGCTCTGGGCGCGTTCGCTGGATCCACCAACGCCGGCAGCTCGGCTGGAAACATCTCGGCGCAGGGCATGGGTGTTGCAAGCCAAGGTGCCGGCGTCATGGGCCAGGGTTTCAATACGGCCATCCAGGGCAACCAATCCGCAGGCAACCTGTACCTGGGCCAGTACAACGCTCAGATGCAGGGCTACGCCGCAGACCAGGCGGCGATCGGCGGTCTGTTCCAGGGTGTTGGTATGGCGGCTGGCGCGTATTACGGCATGCCAAAGAAAGCAGACGGCGGATACATCAATGCTCGCGGTTTGCGAATGGCGAATGGTGGAGAGGTCGATGGGCCTGGCGGTCCGGTTGACGATCATGTGCCGGCACTCCTGTCGGACGGCGAATACGTCATCCCGGCTGACGTCGTCAAGGCCAAGGGCGTCGAATTCTTCGACAAGCTCAAAGAGAAGTATCACACCCCGGCTGCGTTGCAGCGCCGTGGTCTAAGGAGTGCATGATGGCTGGACTTGCTGCCGCATTTGGAGGCTTTGCCAAGGGCTATGGCGAGGGCGCAAAGCTGCGATCCGACCTGGAAGACGCTGAAGAGCGCCGTGGTCTTGCTCGAGCTCAGAAGGAATCTCTTGCTCTGGAGAACGAGAAGAAGCAACGCGAAGCCGAGTACGAGAAGGAGCGCAAGACTTTGCTCGAGGGGATCTTCAACCCCAAGCAAGAAGTGGAAACCACCGCGCCTCCAGCCGACCAGGAGAGCCTCCCCGAATACGAGCGTGGCCAGCCTGGAATCAAGGTTCCCGGTCAACAGCAAGGCATGTTCTCTGGGGCAAACGGCGCATCGGTCAATGACCTTGGCACTCTAACCCGACTCCAGAACGCCCTGACTTACCTCGACGCGAAGCACGGCAAGATCGGCGTGAAGGAGATGCTAGAAGGCGCTCAGCGCTACAAGCAGCTCCAGAACGAAGGCGTAATGGACGCTTGGCAGAAGGTTGCCGCTGGCGACTACGAGGGCGCCATCCAAACCTTCAACAGCACCGGCAAGTTCAAGCTACCCGAAGGCACCAAGTTTGAGGCTCGTCAGGAAGATGATGGGTTCGGCGCTGGCCGCAAGATCACCAACTATTACGCAATCGCTCCGGATGGCCGCGAGGTCAACTACCGCGACATGATGCGGAACACCATCGCTCCGGAAAAGCTGGCTGAGATTGACTCTGCCACCGGATACCGCATTGCTGATTTGGGCCTCAAGCGCACCGCAGAACAGAACGCAGCTCAGCGACACACCGAGATCTACAAGCTCACCGAGCTCAAGTACGACCGACTGATTGGCGAGCAGCAAGCTCAGACCCGGATGGCTCTCGAGCGACTGAACCTTGTCAAGGATGACGCCAAGTACCAGAAGACTCAGGGCGCGTTCACTGGCGCGTTTGGCGAGCTGACCAATGCGCTGGGCGTGAACAAACGCTTCGACCTTGCCCTGGCCAGCGAGGCTGACAAGCGTGACCAAGCAGCCAAGCTCCTGGCCGCAAGTGGCGCTCAGTCCATCTTTGAGATGAACTACGACCTGGGCAAGAACGCTGCCGGCCTGACGCCACAGCAATCGCTTAACGTCTGGAAGCAAGCCGCAGCCGATCCGTCGATCGTGAAGATTGATGAAGAGACCGGCTTCGGTTACGTCGAGATGGGCAAGAAGAAGGTCTACGTGCCCAACACGATGGCTCCCCAAAGCGCTCCCAGCCAGGGTGGCGAAACCAATCCTCCCAGCCGCTCAGCGTCTGGCGCAATCAGAACACCCGCTCCCCGAGCCGTGGATTCGGACGGCACTGTTCGTCCTGCCGCGCCGATGGGACTGCGTACGCCCTATGGGCCACAGCGTTATCAACCCCAATCTGTAACGACCCCGTTCAATCCCGATTGAACAAAATGAAAGGCCGACAATGGCGATCTTCGATGACCCTCTCCTGCGAGAGGAAGATCCCCTTGAGCCAGGTAGCGGTAGCCGCAACTTCGGACTCAAGCTGTTCAAAAGCGCAGAGGATGCGTATCGCAACGATGTAGTTGCCCGATCGCCTTCTCCTCCGCAAACGCCAGATCAGGCCGCATACCAGGCCCTGTTCGGTGGAGGCGGATCCGGCGGGTCATCCGCCCCGACACAACTCAATGACCAGTCCGCTTACCAGATTTTGTTTGGTGGCGGCGCTCCGCAAACCAAGCCCGTCGAAGAGCAAGGCAACTTCTCTCGCGGTCTTTCGGTTTCAGGCAAGCAGCTCAAGCAGACTGCGTACGGCACTGCGGCTCTGATCGGTGACACGGTCGGCGCTGACGGTCTCCGTGAGTGGGGCTTGAAGGGATACAAGGACGCCGAGAAGGAGGTCCAAGCGATCTCCAAGGAATCGGATTCGTTCACCAATGCAGTCCAATCAGGCGAAATCGGCAAGTGGCTCTCTTACAGCTCGGGTTATCTCCTGGGGCAAGTGGGCGAGCTCGGTGTCGCATCGCTCGCCGGAGCTGCTCTGGGCACTCTTGCTGCTCCTGGTGGCGGTACTGTCGCTGGCGCAGTGGCTGGCGCGGTTGAGAAGGGCGCTGTTCAAGCGGGAGTGAGGGGCTTCGTCGGCAAGATGATCGACAAGCAGTTCCAGGCCAACCTGGTGGCTGGCGCTGGCAAGATCTCCGAGAAAGCGGCGCTCGAGTCCGCCGTTAAGACCGTCTACGGCACGATCGGCGCAACCACCGCCAACACTTTCCTGAACGCAACGCAAGAGCTCGGCTCGATCTACGGCGATGCCGTGGAAGAAGCGGCTCTGACGGGCAAGGAATACTCCCTGGGCAAGGTCTGGTTGTCGGGGATTGCGGCCACCGCCGTAGATTCCTGGGCGGACTCCAAGGCTGTCGGCAAAGTCATGGACGCCTTCAAGGGCGGCAAGGGTGTTGGCGGTATCGCCATGGAAGCGTTCAAGGGTGGCTTCCGTGAGGGCATGACCGAAGGCGTTCAGACCGCGATCGAACGTTGGGGCGCAGACAAAGATCTGGCCAGCAAGGAAGCGTTCAAAGAGTACATCGACTCCGCAGCTGTTGGTGTGCTGGGTGGCTCCGTCTCTGGAGCGGGATCCGCCACAATCAAGAAGGCGTTCTCCCCCAGCGAGAAGCCCAAGCCTGACACCGAGCTGACCAAGGAAGATCTCGACACAGCTCGAGACACCGCTCAGCCCAAGCTCGAGTCCCCGATCGGCATCCCTGCCGATGAGCTCAAGGCCACGCTCAACAGCCCTGAGACGATGGCGTACCTGTACAGCAAGGCTGACGAGAAAGGAAAGGCTGACATCGAGAAGGCGCTGGAACGCGCCGGTACGCTCGAGCAGTTCAACGCCGTCAAAGGCCAGGCCGATGCCATCAATGCTGGTCAGAAACAGCTTGCCGAGTTCCCCGAATACGAAGCTGCCCTGGGTGGCGCTATCGCTGGCTACGCCAAGGGCACTGGCCTGAACGTCAAGAAGGGTAAGACCCTCGAAGCTCCGCCGTCGCAGTTCGATCAGCAACCTGCGGGCACCAAAAACACCCAGCAAACGCAACCTAACAGTACTCAAGAGCCTTGGAAAAAGACAGAAGCTCAAATCAGGGCTGATCGGGTCAACCCTCTTGACCCAAAGCTGCCAATGAAGGAGCAGCTTTCCGAGCGGTTCATGGCTCAAAACTCGCTTGACGATGGCTGGGCGCAAGAGCCAGGCGAGAATAAGTACGGGATCATTTCTGCTGTTGAGCCGGAAAGCCAAAGTGCTGACGTCAGCATGCGGAAATACACCCACAAAGCCCTTGGTGGCCTGTGGTTCAACAGCGAGCGCGATGTCTTCGATGCACTGAAACTGCGTAAGGAATACAACGCCGCAAAACAAACGCAACCTGCTGGCGATGACGGCATTCGTTTCAACAAGACCGAGAAGCCCACCGTCGCAGATCTGCCCAACGCCATCCGTGGCGTGATGGAGTCGATGACCAGCGAAGGCCCCATCAGCTTTCAAGACGCCGCCGTTCAGGTGGTGCAACGCATTCGTGCCAGCGAGCGTTGGAATCACCTTGGCGGGAACGTAACACCCGCCGTCCTCCGTGCCGCCTACAAGAGCTTGCCGCAGGATCGCCGCCAGTCTGACGCCGAGGTCGATGCAGTCACCCCGCAACAGCTGCGTGAAGAGGTCAACAAGTCCGCGCCGCAAAAGGTCGTTCTGACAGGCAGGAGCCAGTATGTCACCAAAGATCAGGCCAAGGCCGATCGCGCCACCAAGTTCATTGGCCAGGGATCTGACGCCAGCTCCACGGCGCAATACGCCAAGGACTTTGGCGACAAGGCCAACACCGGCAACTACACGGCGGACGACGTCGTGTTTGTTTCTGCTGAAGGTAATCGTCAAGGTAGGGTAAACCCTGATTTTGACGAGATTAACAAGGCAGTCGAGGCCGGCGCCACGATCCTGACCGACGACCAGGCCAATCGCAACCGCCCGTACAACGTGGGTGAGCGTCAGGTAGCCGAGCATCTGACGGCGCAAGGGTACGCAGAGGCACAGCCCGGCGTGTGGAAGCCGGCCAAGAAAGATGCTGCACCCAAACCACTGCCCAAGACCGAAGGATTTCAGGCCGAGTTCGACAGTGAGGGTCGCGTCACCAATGCCACCGGTCGATCTGAGATTGCTGACGAGGCTGAGCCGGTTGAAGTCAGCCAAGCCAAGCAAGAGAAGCCCAAGACTGGTCGTATGCAGACCGTCACTGGAGAGATCCAGGGTCGCATCAACAAGCTCGAATCCAACAAGGATCGTGACCAAGCTCAGAAGCTGCTGGACGCTGGCAAGTACGACGAGGCAGAGGCTGTCGTTGACGCCGTCTTCGAGCGCAACAACAAAGCCGACAACACTCTGCTGAGCGGAGCTCGCCGCAAGGTTGAGCTGCTCAAGCGTGTGTTCTCTTCGACCGGTATTGCGGAACGCTCTGGCGTCGATGCCACTGACGGCAAGCGCAAGACCGTGACCGAGAAGCTGGACCAGCTCCTGGCTGACGGCGCTACGCCGAACAACGTCCAGACCGCCGAAGAGATCATTGCGCGTGAGTCGGCTCACATCATGCGTAGCCTGCTCAAGTCTGCTACCGAGTCCAAAGACCCAAAGCAGATGGAGCGCAAGCTCAAGCTGGCCGAGCGTGTGTTCGAGGTGTTCGACTTGGGATACGGCGCTGTGCGTGGCGAGATGATGCGTCTGCGTGGCTCGATCGAGGCTGACGAGAACGCCGAGCCCACGTATCGCCGCGTGTTCGACCCGAACCGCAAGCCGATCACCAAGACCAAGCTCGAGCCGTTCAAGAACCTCCAGCGTTGGATTGCGCAGACCGAGGACCAGGTTGGCGGCAAGGGCTCTGCCTACGCCATCCGCCTTGATCTTGCTGAGATGGACGGCAAAGAGCTGGCCGAGCTCAACGCTGGCTGGGGCAATATCTTTGCGCGTGAAGACAGCCTGGCCAAGATGCCCAAGAGCCAGGCCAGCCTGGACTTTGGAGCAGATGAATTCACCGATCGTCAGAAGAAACTGGACGGTCGCATGGCCAGGATCGTCAGCCGCCTGAGTGGCTCCACCGCTCTGAAGGATGGGTTGCAGAACCTGCGCGATCAGATCCAAGCAATTGACGATCAGATCAAAGCGATCGACAACATGCAGGTCGAGCGCGAGGATGGCAAGGTTGACTACTTCCGCGTTCAAAACGAGCGCGATCACCTGCGCCATCTGTTTGGCTTCAACGACGAGAGCAACTACGCTCGAGATGACGCCGGCTTCATCTCCGATCGTGGCAACTCTGACCGCGACGAGCTGGTGTATCAGCGTCAGCTCCTGACCCGCGAGCTCGAGGAAGCCACACGCGACAGCATCAAGGGCCGCGCCAATGTTCTGATCAAGGCTGCTGATTCGATTCGAGACAAGATCTTGGAAGCTGCCGAGGCGGCTGTTGCTGGCGGCATGCCCTTTGAGCAAGTGGCGCAAGTCACCGACAAGTACCGCGAGATCGTTCGCGTTCTGATCGGCGGTAAGGAAGCAGGCTCGATCCTCAAGAGCATCCGCAACGAGATCGACCAGGCGGTTGATCAGGGCGTTCCGCGAGCTCAGGCAACCCAGACCATCACCCAGAAGTACATCGACTCTGGCGTCCTTAACGAGGATGGCTCGGTCGCCACTGCTGAAGACGCCAAGCGCCTCAAGCAGGAGATCGAGGAGGAGTTCAAGAACTCTGCCGAGTCCATGACCAAGGACATGTTCGAGGGTCTGACGATCGCTGAGAAGGTGGCAAGCGGCGAAATGAAGCCGGCGGACGCTGTCAAGTTGGCAGAAGAGGTTGGCGAAAACCAAGCCGTGGTTGATGCCATGCACGTCCTGGCTCGCAAGATCAAAGAGATCGGCAACGACAACCCGATCCAGAAGGCCGAGCAGGATGCAGCCATCAAGCGAGCTTTCCTGTGGATCGTGAACAACCTGAAGGCCAAGACCCTGACGTTCAGCCAGGCGGTTGATGCCTTCCGTGGCGCTGGTCTGGATGTCCCGCAAGACATCATCCGCACCTCGATCCCGGCTCTGCACATCAAGATGCTGGACTACACCCAGCAGATGGGCGGTGGCTACGCGCCTCGAGAGTACTGGTTGCGCTCGATGGATCAGGCTCTGGAGTTCTGGCCTGAGCTGAAGGACTCCTTCAGTGATGCAGAGCTCGCCATGCACGAAGAGTGGAAGGCTCGCCAAGAGGGTGTCCTGAACCGTCGCAAGATGAGCGACGAACAGATGGACGCCTTCGACATCGAGACTGCGTTCAAGGGCCTGCTGTTCATGAAGTACGGATTGGCTGAGATGCGTAACCCGCGCCTCATCGCCAACGAGCGTGACCGACTGGCTCTGACCAACACGATCGGAGACCTGGTTGGCGCCTGGCACCGTGACCTGGTTCACGCCAAGAAGGTGCGTCCCGAGCTGTACTCGCAGCTGGCTGGCGACGAAGACTCCCGCCTCCTACCCACCGACGTTGCCGCTCATGAGAAGTGGCTCGAGCGTCAGCGTGAGGTCGAGAACCGCAAGGCCGAGATGATCGAGAAGTCGAAGTACATCTTGGCCCTGCCCAACATTCCAGGTCTCAGCGACGTGGAGATGGTCGAGGTCCGCAAGGCTCTGATCGCCTCCGAGCTGTCACGCGCAGATGAGATCCTCGACAACGCCAACCAGATGTCCGACATCCGCCGCTTCGGCGGACGTGTTGACCCCGAGACTGGCGAGATCATCACCGACGAAGACGCAGCTCGCGCCAGCATCGTTGACGAGCTGCTTGCCAATGACCCCGCTCAACTCGAGCTCGAGGTCAACGGCACCTTGGGTCGTATCGACACGGCGTACCTGAACCAGGATGCCCAGGCTGAGATCGACTCCAGCATTGACGAGGTCACTGACGAGGACGGTAACGAGATCATCGGCGGTCGGGAAGCCGCAGCCGAGGATGAGTCGCTCCTGTCCGAGGAAGAGCTCCGCCGCCTGGACGATGGCGTCCGTGAGCGCAAGGGCTTCTTCTCCGGCCTCCTGACCAAGGCCGTGGTTGAGAGCTGGGTCTCCGAGATCCGCTCGAAGGAAGGCATCAAGAACAACGTCGTGGTTCTGGAGAGCCCCGCCCAGCTGCCTGATGGGCTGCGTGAGCGTGTGATGGAACGCCTGGCTGGCAGCGATGCAGCCGGCCTGTTCGATTCTGCAACCGGCCAGGTCTACCTGTTCTCCAGCAACCTGAGCAGCCGAGCCGACGTCGAGTTCACCCTGTTCCACGAAGTCTATGGCCACCTGGGTATGCGAGCCTTCCTGGGCGCCAAGTTCGATGCGTTCCTGGAGCGCATGTACAGCCTGTACCCCGAGGTCAAACGCCTGGCTGACGCCCGTATGGAGCGCGGCATGGGCAAGCTCGAGGCGATTGACGAAGTCCTGTCGGACATGGCTGGCGACAAGCCCGAGGCTTCTGCCGTCAAGTCGTACATCGGTCGCATCGTGGTTGGTCTGCGCGAAATTGGGTTGAATCGGGTGGCTGATTGGATAGCCAAGATCTCCAACGTCGAGCTGGCGTACTACATGAAGGGCGCTCGAGACGCTGCCCGCAACGGTGGCTACATCAGCAACGGCGCTCCAGGCGTGGTTCGCTTGGCCGAAGCACAGCAGCACGAACGCCTGTCCGAGATGTTCGCTTTGCGTGGCGATAAAACAACAGCCTTTGCTAGATTCAACCCCGTCACTCAAACCTGGTTTGTCTACCTGGCCAACGGCGACGACATTCGCAACATGGCTGGACTGGCAAACACGGCCTTAGTGACGGACAACTACGGAGACGTCCTCAAGCTCATGCGTAGCAATGGCCACGTCG